ATTAATCTCCTTGTAAATAGGGGCCGAAGCCCCATAGATCAATTAAGCGGCAGTATATGTAGGATTCTGTGAACCATCAGTGTCACGCACTGCGTAAACCATTCCAACAGTTGCAGAACCACCGGATGCTGTACCAGCACAAGCGTAAGTAGCGGTGATGATGACATCAGTTGTGCCTACGTTTACGTAGTTAGCAATATTTGCGTCAGTAATAGTGAATGTTGCACGGCCCACTGACAAAGGTGTAGTGGTAGCGCCACCAACAGTACCTAATGTTGTTGAGCCAGCTTTGATGGTAATAGTATTGCCTGTAGTACCAGCATAAGCGGTAGTAATGTCAACAGTAATCAAGATAATGCGTGAACCGGCTGGTACTACAAATAAATTAGTTGCCGCAGTGTCTGCAACAGTTGTTACGCCAGACTGAGAAACATCAGTACAGCCCATGTTGCGAATAAGGCCAGCAGTAGTGCCAGTAGTGTTTTTAACAGTACCGAGCAGCCAAGGGCCAAGGTGTGATGCAAATCCCATGATAATTCCTTACATACAAGTTAAGTGCATCAATCTGTATGTCGTCAGCCGGGACTGTTTGATGCACCGGAAAGCCCGGATTAGCATGTTTATATCACGTGGTTTTGCGGTTTGCAACAATTATTTTTCTTGTCATAATCTTTTGGCATTATAGAAGCATGAAATACCGCATTGTCCCTGTCGATACTCGCCAGCCCGAGGTGGTGCAACTGTTGACGTTGCTTCAAAAAGCGTGTCTTCCCCACGATAAAATTTACCCAATTACACAAGGATACTGGCATGTTATTTACTCGCAAGATGGTGAAGCCGTTGGCTTTAGTGGTATTGTCCCCTCTACTCGTTGGTCTGACACTATGTACCTATGTCGCGCAGGCATTACACGAACTCATCAGGGACAGGGCCTCCAGAAGCGGCTTATCCGACAGCGTATTAAAGTGGCCAAAGCACTAGGCATGAACTGGGTCATCACTGACACCAATGAGAATCCAGCCTCGGCCAATAGCCTTATATCTACAGGCTTCAAAATGTTTGAGCCATCTCAACCTTGGGGTTTAAAAACGGCGTTGTACTGGCGGTATCGGATCAAGCATGCCGTATAAAGATAAAATTGTTAAACAAACTAAACAAAAAACGTACGCAAGTACGTACTATGCCAACAATAAAGCCGTTGTAATTGCAGCAAGCAAGGCGTCCGCCAAGGCATATAAAGATCAGTGGCGTAGCTTTAAAGCTACATTAGCTTGCGTAAAGTGCGGGCAAAATCACCCAGCAACGTTTGACTTTCACCACATAGATAGCAGCACCAAAGAAGAATCAGTCAATAAGCTGATAAAAAATCGTGCTTTTAAGCGGGCTATGGAAGAAGTTAAGAAGTGCGTTGTGCTCTGTGCAAACTGCCACCGCATACACCATCACGACGAACGGCTTGTTAAAAAAGCCAAAAAGAAAAAAGGGGCCGAAGCCCCTTAGATTTACTCAGCGGCTTCTTCAGCCTCTTCTTCAGTGTCTTCTTCGTCTTCTTCAAATTCTTCGTCATCAGGCAATGCTACGTACTCAACAGCCCAGCCGTAGTTTTCCTGAAATTCCACAAACTTTTGAAAAATCTCAATTATGTCAAAGTCGTGCGTCTCAATAGACAGCTTGTTGTTACCAAAGTAACCAAATTCCATTTCAAATTTCATGATGTGCCCCTATGTTAATGCAACCACAGCGGCTGCAAATTGATCGTAGTTTAACTTTGTGACAAGAAAAAGGCCACCCGAAGGTGGCCCCAAACTTACCCTTGTGGGGTTGTTTTATTAGGTCGAACCGGGGGAGCCAAAGACGCCCAATGGATCAGACCAGCCGAAGCTATAACGCTCACGGGCCTTGTAACGAACGTTACCTGTGTCGAAGTCACCATCCATAGATGTGGACAACGCCATACGCTCGAAGTGCTTCAAGCCGTTAGGTACGTCAGTTGTCAAGAACCAGCCGTTTGTGTCGGTCAGGTAGTGGTTGATTGTGTAACCATCAGGAATTGAACCGTTGTTCTTCAATGCGTTGATGTCGTTGTCTGTTGTACCAACGCGGAGGCTGGTTTCGAGCAAACGAGTAGCAACGAACTGAAGTGCTGGAGGCACGATCAATTTCTTAGGTTTAGCAGCGATCAACAGGCCACGCTCATCAGTCCAAGCGGCGATCTGAATAACAGCGTTTTCCAACGATGTTTCGTTCAAGTCAGCATTGGTTGAAGGACGATTGCTGTTAGTACCACCAGACACCAATGGGTGCGCTGTAGAGAACAGAGCAACACCATCACCACCAACATAGGCTGCGCTGAAACCGTTGTTTAAGACGGATGCAGCTTTAACTTGCTTGGTGTAAGCCATAGCACGAGCCAAACCCTTGGTGTAGCGAGCAGACAAGCTGTCGTACAAGTTATCTTCAACCGCTTCTTCAGTGATTGAGAAACCCAAGGCGATGGTTTCGTGGTTATAGCGAGCCGTGAACGCTTCTTGCGCATTGTCATAAGCAATGGCTGAACCCTCGTTCTTGACTGGAGCCGCAGAGAAGCCAGACAGTTTTGTCTCTTCTTCAAAGCTACGCTCAGATTTCTCTGTTTCGTAGATTTCTTTGTGCTCTTCGCCGTAAGTAGCGTACTGCAAGCCAAACAAGGCATTGAGGCCCGGGAGCAGTTCTTTAAGTAGTTGTGCGCGTGAAATAGCCATGATTTAGCTCCTTAAGCAATGCTGGTGCCAGCATAATACTGATGCTGACCAAAGTTAATCTTGACCAGAATCTCAGGGTACTGCATCAACACAATAGTAGTGTTCAATGTAGCAACAGGAGCTTGGTTCATAACAAACGATGTAGCACCGGCAGAAGCTGCGGTGGTAACAAAAGAACCCGCAGAAACGTAGTTTCCGTTAGAGTCCAGCGAACCAACATCAGTGCCAACTGGCAACGCGAAGGGCAGAGCCGAACAGGTCACAGTAGCAGTAGAAATGCTGGAGTAAGTCACAGTTCCAAGTGAAACAGCCGTGTCAGTCACTAAGCCAAGCACGCGAACGGGCAAAGACGAAGTAGTTGCTGGTGTTGCGCTAGGTGCAAGAATAGCATTCTTGGAATTGCCCGTTGCAGTGCTACCTGTGTTGTTAATCATGGCCAAGTTTTGACCAATCATAGCGCGAGCGCCAGAAGCAACAGCGGTAGTAGCAGAACAAACAACACCCTTGAACACTTGGTCAGGATCGTCAGCAACAATAGCTACTGCATCACCAGCCGCAGTAGATGCGGGCCAGTATTGCGAGAAAGTCAACTGTTTAGTGACAGGGTTTGTGTAACGGCATCCCAAAAAGATACCTGTTTGATTGCCTGCTGTGCCAGTAGACACAGACAGACGCACGATTTCACCACGAGACAAACCTACGTAATCACCGTAGAAAATGTTTGTAGAGTAACCGTTAGTGATCGGGTAATCACGAGTAGAACCCGCAAACACCTGACCTCCGATCAGATTGATCGGTTTTAGCCCGTAAGGGGCGTCAATAACCGGATAAGCCATAAAAGACTCCTATAAATTATTTAGAACCAGAACCAAATCCTGTTCCGCGACTTGTTGTTGACTTGCGGTCAGCAAACAAGGGCATCCGAGGGTCGTTATTTCGCATGAAATGATTGTCAACTGAATCCATCTGGTTTTGGGATTGGTTGGCATAGTAATCAGCGCGGGCTTGGATGCGTTCCTTGGGAGCCTTGCAAAGCATCAGCCCACCAATTTCCACATTGCCGTTTGCATTGTTGCCAAACAAAGCCAATTCTGGATGATCCACTGCTTTCACCGGCTCGTATCCATCGCGCATCTGTAAAGACACATTGTTGGATAACGGCTGACCTAGCACATGCGTCGCAATCCAGCGGAACATGTAATCAGGATCAGGTGTCGGATCGGGCAGGTTGCTCGGCGGTACGTATACTGCACGAACAGATTTTTCGCGTGTTTTTAAGTCACGTGTGATGCGGTCAACAGTTTCAGCCATTTTGTTTCTCCAATTTTGCTAATTCAACAGCATATTGCTGTGGGGTTAATCCAAATTTTTTAGCCAAGGCGACTTGCGTTGGCGACATTTCAACTTTTCTTACCCCAGACGATCTGGTCGCCGAAGCGACTACTGTTGCAGCTTTTTTAGAGCCATCAACCGATTTAGGCTTATCTTCCTTTCCAAATACTTCTGGAAAAGTCGATTTAATGCGAGCATCAATGCGCTCGAAATATTCATCAGAGCGAGGGTCAACCCCCGAGTTCACTAGTTTTTGATGCAGCCCTAGAGAAAAGCTGGTTAATTCTTCATACCCCGGTTGACCGAACCACTGGTTTTTTGCTTGCCAGCGCAAGGTTTTATCGTCGATCTCTTGTCGGGGTGGAGGAGATGACCTGATTTGTACATCATTATCATCTTGTTGTAAAGGGGTAGGTCTAAAGTTTTTTGCAGCTTCTACACGCATCTTGGCGTCTGTCATGGCCTCTTGAGCCTCTAACAACGCGTCAGAATCCCCTGCTTCGTAGGCTTCTTTATACTTACGCTTGGCATTTTCAAGCTCAGCATGTGTTGCCGCCTTGATTGTTTCAGAGTAAGTCTGCTCGCCCGTGCTTACGTGCATTTTAAGACGCTTGTTTTCGTCCAAAATGTGCTGTGTGATGCGTTCTAGCTCTTGCTTTTCACGTGCAAGGGCTTCTTTGGCACGGCGCTCGTCATGACGGGCGTGTGTTAGCTCGTTGATACGTTTTTTAACGCTATCAGTGTAAGAATCGAGTTCATCGTCAGAGGGGTCTTGCACTGGGCGGTCTAAAGGTCGCTTACCTCTATCTTCTTTGGGGGTATCGTCAACGATTTCTATCTCAATTTCAGTACTTTCGTTTTCAATATCTACCGATTTTGTGTCGGTTTCACCATCTTCGTCGGGAAATTTGTATGCTTCAGCC